GGGGCAACTGTTATGACCGCATCTACACTTGGATGAATGCCGGTGATGTCGACCCCAAGTACAAACGTCCGCACCTTTACCTCATTGATCCCGATCACAACGAATTAAAGGAGCTAGGCAAGTGGCCACTGCCCAAGCAATTCTTCGCTTATCATGTCAGCAGTTCTGGACCCACCCGAACCTACCCACCAGCGATGGGTCAAGAAGCGGTGCTGGCGTTGCTTGAAGCTCACCCTAACCATCACGCTGTCATCATTGGTTTAGACAACAGCAACAACTTCAAGGTGGATCATCCCAGGGTGATCGACCTCTTCAACACGACCAAGCAGATCCGCTCGCTGTTCCCAGTGATTGCCAACGCAGACTTTGTGGTTGCACCGGACAGCAGTGTCAACCACATTGCAGCGGGTCTTGACACGGCCTGCGTGTCGTTGTGGGGGTCGTACCACCCCGATGATCGCATGACCTACTACCCCAAGAACGTGTCGGTGTTTAAGCCTGACACCTGCCCTCATGCACCGTGCAGGCCACATGCGGGTCTACCGCAGGCGAAGTGCAAGGATGCGTCAAATCGGTTGCCATTGACACAGTATTGGTGCAATGCTATAAGAAACATTAAGCCGGACGATATAGTTGCGGCGTCAATGGAGGCAATGGAGCTTGAAGACAAAATTATGCAGGATGTGCAACCAAATAAAAAATCAAAATGATTTCTATAAATCAAAAGAAAATTTAGATGGTTTATTTTCTTATTGTAAGGAATGTTCCTTAAAAAGATGGAGAGAATACAATCATAGCCATAGAGAAATTCGTGCGGCTAAAGGAAGGGAATATGTTCGAAAGAATATAAAAATGATTGTTGCAAAAAGTAGGGAATATAGAAAAAGAAATAGAGAAAAATGCAACGCATATTCAAAAAAATGGGCATTAAGCAACATAGAAAAAGTTAAAGCTAGGCAATTATATAATGCAGCAAAAACTAGGGCCAGAAATCTTGGATTAGAATTTGATCTTACAAAAGAATTTATTTATAAAAAACTTATTGAGGGTCATTGCGAATATACTGGTATAAAATTTATAATGAAGGGAAATTCTTATAAAAGGCTTGCGCTTTCGCCAAGTATTGACAGAAAAATCCCAAGGCATGGTTACACCAAAAAAAATATTGCGGTTGTTTGTTGGGCAATGAATGGATTCAAGTCGTCGCATACTATTGAAGAAATTATTCCAATAGCAAAAGCATTTTTGCTTAAAATGTCTGATAATGCCGGAGTGGAGCGCGGGGAGATCCCGCGACCGGGCTGCTCCTAGTGTGTTCCCCGCTTGTATCACCGGCATGACTTGTTATGATCGACAACCAACGCAAAGCTGAAGAGATCGTGGGATCGGTGGATTGGCAGTCCGCCAACCACGGCCTATGCAAATGCCCAGGGGAGGCTACTCATACCAGCCACACCAGGCTCCGCGACACCACAGTCTTCATCGACGGCGTACCCACAATCTTCTGCTGGCACACCTCATGCGTGGCTTATCGTGACGAGGCCAACCGCAAGTTACGCCGCGCAATCCTCAAGGACTTTGCCTTCACCGCCCCCATGTCAGGAGGCACATCCGTACCAACCACCTTGGTAATCCAGAAAGATCCTGAGTCGGAGATCCTTGACCGAATTAAAACCATCGCGGAATCAAACAAGAAGCGGTATCTGACCCACTACGCATGGGACCCAGCGGATATGGCGGAAGAGAGTCCAGTTCGATTCGAGACTCCACAGGAACAATACCATGCATTCCTGTCGCTGTTCCATGATGCCGACAATCTTTGGATTGGTAACATCACTGACAGCGGCAGGCATCCGCAGAACTTCCGGCTTGCGGAAGAATGGAAGAGGTTGGAGGAACCCATCGGCCAGTTCACAACCGGCGCAGTGTTCAAGCCAGCAACTATTAGCCGCTCTAATGACACTGTTGATGTGCGCTTATACCTGGTTGTCGAGTCCGACACACTGACCAAGTCTCAGATGGGTGCGGTGTTCCAGCTTATGCGCGACTTGTTCAGAATGAAGATGTATGCCGTGGTCGACACGGCGGGGAAGAGTTTGCATGGTTGGTTTGAAATGCCACCAAAGAAAGAATGGCTGGAACAATTAAAAGCTTTCCTTGTTCCGCTTGGGTGCGATCCTGCAACTTTCAAGCCTAGCCAACCGGTTAGAATTCCAGGTGCTAAAAGAAACGAACGCATACAGAGCCTAATTTGGTTCTGCAAGGAGGGGAAATGATAGAGCCAGCAGTCAGTCTAGGGGTGAAGCAGCCAGTGGATCAGTGGCCACCGATCAAATCTTATTCAGAACTAATGGCTGAAAAGATTGAAGAACCAGAGGTATTAATTGATGGAATACTGCACCGAGGGGGCAAGCTGTTGCTGGGCGGTGGAAGCAAGTCATTCAAGAGTTGGGCGTTGATTGACCTTGCGCTGTCCATTTATTCGGGTTCCGAATGGTGGGGACAGAAGTGCAATAAGGCCAAGGTTCTTTTCATTAACTTTGAGATTCAGGAGTGGAGTTTCCGCAACCGCCTAGCCGATGTGGTAAAGGCCAAGGGCATGACGGACGAGCAGGTGAAGAACTTTGATGTTTGGACGCTCAGAGGCCACGCTGCCGACCTAACCCTTATCCGGCCCCTTATAGAGAAACATATCGACGGGAAAGGCTACCAGGCGATCATTCTTGACCCTAATTACATGCTGATGGGGGAACGGGATGAGAACAACGCTGGAGACATGGCCAGCCTGATGAACGAATTTGAGGCACTGGCGGTGCGTCATAACCTTTCAGTGATACTGAGTCATCACTTCAGCAAGGGTAACAAGTCGGGCGCGGAGTCCATTGACCGCTTCTCAGGCTCCGGTGTGTTCGCCCGTAACCCAGATACTCTGGTGGTGCTGACCGCCCATGAAGAGGATGAACGCAGCTTCACTTGCGAGATCACCTTGCGGAACTTCCCGCCGGTTGATTCATTCGTGGTTCAGTGGCACTTCCCGCTTTTCAAGACAAACTATGCACTGAACCCAGATAAACTGAAGCGTCAGAACACTAACAAATCCATTGATGATAAACGCCTTCTGACTGAAATGGGTAGCAAGGACTGGGTGGCTAACCAGCTTGTGAAACACCTTTCAGATAAACTTTCAGTCAGTGACCGGACCATCTACAAGTACATCAAAAGGCTCACAAAGGCTGGAAAGATACTGAAAGAGAACGACTTATATACTGCAAATCAGTCTGAATTCTGAGACTGAACGGGGGCTGAAAAGTTACTGAACTTTACACTATGAAGTCCATTATATATATAAAACAATACAATTCGCGAAGGGAAAGTAGAGGTAGGACTCCTTAGTCCGTCCTACCCCTACCGCTACGCTCTTTCCCGTAGCGTTTCGGAAGGTGAACAAAAACGAGGTTCAGCGGGGGTTGGATGGAATGGCCTGCTGTAAACGCTATAAACGCTGGTAATCGGGTCTACCGATGCGGGTCTGGACGGGTATGCTATACTAGGCCAATGAAGCAAGGACTATACGCAAATATAAACCGCCGAAAGAAATTAGGGATCAGCAGGCCAAAGAGCGAATCCACCATTAAGCCCAGGGTGTGGAAGCTTATGAAGGCCAAGAAGGGCGGGTTTGAAACTAAGCAAGACTGACCTGGCCTGGGCGTATATCGAACTGCTCCTTACTGAGAACAGCCGATTGCATAAGACCATTGGTCTAGTGGACCGATTCTTTGGCGATGTGCTGGCAAACTGCTCTAAAGAGGTTTATGAAGCGAATATGGCTACACTTACTGAGGATCTGGAGGGGTTGGGAGAGTTTCTGGCTGTCCATCAGACTAGGATTGCGGCGTTGAGTAACCAACTGAAAGGAGTCGAATGAGCGAATTACCCTGCAACAGCCCAAGGCGTACACCTGGGGCAAGAAAGAAGTTTGTGGTTCGGGCTTGTCAGAATGGGCAGTCCAAGACCATCCGGTACGGCGACCCCGACATGACCATCAAGAAGAGCAACCCAGACCGGCGTAGAAGCTTTCGGGCTAGGCACCAGTGCGATTCTAAGCCGCCTAGCAAAATGTCGGCTAGGTACTGGTCTTGCAAGAACTGGTAAAACAATGCACCAGGATGCCACACAATCGCGCCAGGATAGGTCTAGAAAGCGTCTTAGTGGAGTGGTAGATAGGAGACAGCGGGCAAAGCAAGAAAAGCCTTATAGCGTCAAATTTAAGGTTGAACCCATGCCACTGCCTGACCTGCCGCTAGGAAATAGGGCTTGCTGTTGTAGGATAGGTCGCTAGGCTTCCGTTTTACCGCCCGCCAGTACCGCAAGGGAAGACGGTCTTGGGGCTAGGCATAAAAACCTAGCCCCTTGTTTTTATATATCCATTATAATATATGTGTCTTTACCGCCTCCTTATAGAGACCTTAACGCTCCCGCTTAATGTCTGGCCTTCCGTTTTCATCCCTCCACCTATCCCAACGCTCGCGCTGCCTCTGCGCTACCATTTGATAGTGTTCCTTGCCCATCTTGCGAGCCTTGGTTGGACCGGTAACGCTCCCGCCCTTTTTGCCAAGCTTGGATAGGTAAGCTTTTATAATTTGATCTTCGGTCATATTTTTATCGGTTCCTTATAGATGCCTATGCTGCCGTTTGTAAAGGCGGAATGCCTAGACTGCCGTTTATTGGCAAGGGGGTTGAACCCTTGGTTGTTTTTATTTCAATATATAGTGCGTTTTTGTAGAGGGGAAGACAAGGGGAGACTAATCTTTCTTGGCTACTCGATCCCGTCACCAAAATAGTCGGCATCGACAACTTCAATTCTGCCGCCGCCCTCACACTCGTACCACTCCCCATCCCTCAACTTTTTGGCGGCTTCCATGGCCTCGCTTTCGCTATTCGCTACAACCGTAGTCGTGTAATTGATTACGCTTTTAGCGTAAACTGTATATTCTTTTTTCATACGTATCCTTTCTTTATTGTTTGTCTGAATCAACCCTATCGGGTCAATCCATTGTTCCCCTCGTGCTATAAAGGGGAAACATGGAGTGACTATTTACGGAGCATGAAGGCAACCCAAGCGGCCAAGATGGCCCCGAGGATAAGGCCATGAGCGAAGTAGACAGCATTTGTCATGATGCCATCGCTTTCTGCGCCATCATGGCACGCGCCTTAGGTGTTGCAGTCACGTAGTGGTTTGATACGTCAACCAGGCCCACGTGTTGCAATCCGGCAATGATGCCCTGGTACTCTGACAAACCAACCAGGCCCATCAGTGCCGCGTACATATGACCGGAAGGCAATCCAGTGCCTTCGCTTTTATCCGTCAACGTTTCCACGATACTTAATGCGATCGCTTCTTTTCTGCTCATATAGTGTTCTCCTTTTCTTTTCTTATTTCCGCCGTCCATTCCATGCCGTTACGTATCGCCCAAGCGAGCGCCCGCCGGTAGGATATAAACCGCGCGAAAAATTGACCTTGCGAGTTGTAGACGCACCAAGAATGTTTAATGCTTTCCATACGCAACGACCTCCTGATTTTTATCCCAACACGCGCGACAAGTAAGGCACTTGTTACCCTGTTCAGCACTTGGGCAAGTTTTCCCGCTTGTCACTACAGTAGACACTTGAACGCCTAACCGCCTTGCTAATGGCAATGGCGCGGGTCCGTCTATCATATGCGCGCTTAATCTGATCGTTAGATTTTCAGGAATCTTCCCTCCATTATTGATGAATGACTGAATGATCCCAACTTCTCGCGTAGGCAACCAATGGCGCACGTTTGGAGTGCGCTCGCACACTTCGATTATCTTTTTGAGATGATTCTGATTTTGAATATCTCCCGAATCATGCCATCGAAAGAACGAATTCCCCTCCGCTGCAATTAGGTAAACCATGCTATCCACCCAATCTTCTCGCCGTAGGGAACGCAAGCGGCGAGCTAATGCATTACGCACGGCGGGATAATTGTAGTTACCCTTCATTGCGTAGCACTTGGAGCAAACCGATCCTTCCACCTTCCGCAGATTTCCTCCAACCTTGCAAAGACTCGCGGGGATAGAATAAGCGGGGCATGGCATCTTGGAAGGGCGAGAGAATCCACCGCCCGTTGACGTTGTAGCGTGCTCTAATGTCATCATATTAAACGCCCCACACTTTCTGCTTAATCCATTGCAACACCTTGTCGGCATAGTAAGGCGTTGTTGATCTTGTCAGGAATTCAAATATTTGCCTTTCATGAATTCTTCCGAACGCGCCATGATTTAATATCGCATCGTTGTAATAATCGCGGATCTCAAGTTTCACTATCTCACCACAACTTTTCGCGCGGATAACTCCACCCGCGCAATATTCTCCGATTCTCCAAGTTTTTGTCCTACGTGTAAGGCGGGAAGCTTTCGCCGTTCCCGTTTCGGCAGTGTTTAATGTTTCGTTCATGAGTTGACTATTGCAAACCGCGTGCATCATGTAAAGGATTATTTTTGAGATAATTTCATGCTATGTTTAGTCATGGACGAATTGCCACCGGATAAGGCGAAGAATGGTCGGCCTAGCGCATACTCCGATAAGGTTGCAGATGAAATTGTGGCAGCTTGTCGCAGTGGATTCACGATGGAAAAGGCCGCCGAACTTGTGGGCCTTGAGCCAAAGACTGTTCAGAATTGGGTAGGAAAGCGCAGAGAGTTCGGGGAGCGTATAAAAAAGGCTAGGCGTGAACATGAGTTGTCATTGTTGAGGGATATTGAACTGGCTGGTGCAAAGTCTTGGCAGGCAAAGGCTTGGATGGCTGAAAGGGTATACAATTACGCGCAGCCTAGCGCAAGGCTACAGGTAGCAGGCGAAGTTCAACACGGAATAAGTGGAAACCTTGTTGCCCTGCTTGCAGGTATCGGAGCAAGGCGAAAAGAGAAGGAAGCTAAGGTCGTAGATATGTCACTAAAGGGACAAGGTAAACACAATGTTTATTGTGCGACAAATGTTTTAAGAGATGCGGAGCCTAAAAAATCATCAAAGGCCCGTCATGTTCGAATGAGAACACGGAAACCAAGGGAGGAATCACTAGCCAAGTACCCCACCACCACGCCCACCGCCACGCCCCCAGCCACCGTTTAATACGCATAACCCCCCCCAAGTAATTCTGGCACAAAATAAAAAGAGGTCATACTCAACTTATGCCAAAACCACCTAAACGTAGTCAAGAAGAAATTTTAGAAGACCTTGGAAGACCCGTGTCTTTCGCATCTAACATACTTGAAATCAACCTATATGAATGGCAAAAAAAAGTTTTAAGAGATTTAGAGCCTAGAGACTGCCGAGTCGCCCTGCGTGCAGCCAACGGCTCCGGCAAGACCAGCACAGTCATTTCATCTATTTTAATATGGCATGCCTTAATTTATCCGCGCTCAATAGCCGTAACAACCGCCGGAGTTTTCAGACAAGTCGAGAGTCAGCTTTGGCCTAGCCTAAGATCGCACATAGCGAAACTTGGCGGCCCCTGGGAGGTCACATCCGGCGAGATCCGCTATCTGCACCCTAACGGCAACACATCGCGCATTATAGGCTATTCTGCGACTGATCCAGGTAGGGCTGAAGGCTGGCATGCGGAGAACCACGAAACTGCGCCTTTGCTTATGGTGGTGGACGAGGCAAAGACCGTGGCTGACCCCCTCTTCGAGGCCATCAGTCGATGTCAACCAACGCGACTGCTAATCGCCTCATCACCTGGTGGTAGCAGTGGTGCATTTTACCGCGCCTTTACCAAAGAGGCTAATATGTGGCAGAAGCACGCTGTCACAGCGTTTGACTGCCCCCATATCACGCAGGCACAGATAGACGAGGTTGTGCAGAGGTATGGCGAGAAACACCCGCTAACTAGATCCATGATCTATGGCGAGTTTGTGGACATAGGCAGTGAAAGCCTAATTATTAACCTAAACCAGATTCAGAACTGCTATAACACCCCACCGCAATACAAGCCTGGTGTAAGGATTGCTGGGGTAGATTTCGCCGCCGGTGGCGATGCCAACGTACTCTGTATTAGGGATGGAAATAAGGTACTACCCATGATCGCATGGCGCGAAAGGGATACGATGGCTGCTGTGGGTAGGTTTATAGTTGAGTTTAAGAAGGCGGGGCTTGAGGCTGGCAACATCTACGCTGACGCAAGCGGGTTGGGCATGGTTATGTGCGATGCCTTGGCTGAGTCTGGGTGGCAGGTCAATAGGGTTAACTTTGGTGCGTCTGCCTACGACAACGATGCTTATACCAACCGCTCTTCCGAGATGTGGTACGGCATGGCCAAGAAGATTGAGGATGCGGAGATCATTTTGCCTGACGATGACGACCTTACAGCGCAACTGACTTGTCGCCGGTCAATTACCAATAGCAAGGGTAAGCTTGGCGTGGAATCAAAGGATTCGATGCGTTCTAGGGGCTTGGCATCGCCGGATAGGGCTGATGCCCTTGCCTTGTGTCTTGATGGTGGTAGCATGAGGTGGGATTTGACTTTTCCCGTTGAGAAGCCAACGTGGAAGTCGCTTCTGTCCATGATCGAGTCACATGATCCGGTTATGGCAGGATTTGACCCAGGAGGATAATTATGAACGCATGGAATTGGATTACTTCTAATTGGACCGAGATTGTCGCCGCTGTTGGTGGCGTTGTCTTGGCCGCTCGTATCATTGTCAAACTTACCCCTACCCCCGCTGATGATTCTTTCCTTGAGAAGATCGTCAACTTCCTAAAGGGCGTTGGGCTTAACATCAAATAAGTTCTAGTGATCGGTGCGATACTTCAAATCATCGCATCGTTCTTACGCCTCATTCCTGGCTGGCGGGAAAAGC